CATAATCAGTTCTGCGATTACAGGAACTTCATATGTTACACCTTCGGTATCAAGAATGAATTGTATTCTCTTCAGCATAGCGCCACAGAGCGCACCGGAATCTTTCTTGGACATATTGAATTCGATTACAGAACATCTACTGTGTAGTGGTTCAATAATACGGTTCTTAAAGTTACAAGTTAATATAAACCTACAGTTCGCACTGAATTCTTCTATGAATCCACGTAAAGCAGGTTGGGTTGATTGTGGATTAAGGTAGTCAGCCTCATCAAGTATTACTACTTTATAGCCACCTTGTAAGGAGACTGATGAGGCAAACTTCTTAATCTTATTTCGGAGTGTATCGATGCCAGATTCTTCTGATCCGTTAATTAACAGATAGTCGAGATCCAATTCATTACACAGAGCCTTGGCGATAGTTGTTTTACCCGTACCAGCTGTGCCGGTCAGCAGCATGTTGTGAAGTGCACCTCCTCTAACAACATCTGCAAAAGTTTGCTTGATTGCGTTTGGTAAAATTGTATCTTCAATTTTCTGTGGTCGGTACTTCTCTACCCATAAGAAATCATCCATTAGAGTACCTCCCAACCAGTGACTGTGGATAGTCTAAACGACCTCCAAGCCTCCTTGTCAAGAGACCAAGCTGCAAGGTGATCAGTATCGGGACTAACATCTTTAATCTCCAATTTAACACCATGTGCTTCTAATACCACAGGATTAAGAGTACACGGCATTACGCGTATCTCGTCTGTGATGATTTTCTTAAAGGTAACTGTTACTGTACCACGTTTGAGTGCCTCGATAAGGCGTGCTGTTTCATTTCGATCCATAATATACTCCATAATAAAAAAATGTGGGGCCCGAAGGCCCCGAGGGATTAAGCTTCAGCTGAAACTTCTTCTACTTCTTCGGCAGGTAAGTCACCTTCAGGCGCTTCACCATCCTTAGGAGCAGCTGCATTTAGAAATGTAACCACTCTGTTTCTCAACGAACCAACTGCTTCCAGTTCTGGTCCTTCAAATCCACCACGCTTGGAACAGACATCAATAATCTGTACCATAGTTGCGATATCTTGTAGAGACAGTTGAGGTGCCTCTGTTTCTGCAGTTTCTACTGCGTTTACTTCTTCAGTCATTTTGTTTCTCCTTTGATCAAAGTTAGACTAATTTTGGAAGCCCCGGCCAATCCGGCAACTTCCATATTATCCCCATCATTATAATGGGAGATTCGGTTTGTGTACTTATACTTATACACCATAGCTACTAGTTCTTTCTAAAGCTATAAAATATTCTACTGGATAATCAGTGTTCTGCCAGTTACTAATTAACTTAGAGCTGATAGAAACAAAATAATCGCCTGGTAGTAATTTTAAATTCGGGATATTAACCACGAAATTAAAATCTTCTTTACATACATTATCATTATCAATAACAATATCATACGTATTGGCTGTACTGTCCTTAACATCAAGCACCCTAGCAGTTACAACACCATTAGAACCACTAAGTGATAATTCTGTATGACCTAAGACGGCTGCTGCCTTCTTAATTTGGTCTAGGTCTTTCTGACTAATATTAATACCGACTTCGGAATTAGGCATCGTAATGTCTTTGGTTGGCTGTGTAAGAATTTCGGTCTCAGCAAAGTAATACTTAATCTTTTGACTGCCGTTAGACATAGTAAGCGACTTGTCGTCAAATGATAGAGCTGCATTCTCAATAAGGCCATGGACTGATAGGAATTCGTTTAAGTCATAGACTCCAAACTCCAATGGAAAGTCTTCAGGTATTTCAGCTGTGGCCATAATGTTCTTAGCCTCTGAAATGGTCTTCACCTTCTGACCGGGTTTTAGTACTAGGTTGGGATTAACACTAGCAAAGTTTTGTAATACCTTTAGGGTATCGTCTGAAATAATCATAAGTTCTCCTTTAATTTCATAGTTATATTATAACACATTTACTAACAAAAGTAAAGTGTTATTTGTCATTTTTTAAGTACTTGCGATCATGTTCATATAGAGCAAGTAATCCATAGTGTAGCACCTTTTGGAGATCCTTACGGAATTCCTCGGGGGTATTACCTTTCTTTCCATATCGTGCGACATACTTGTCGACATTACCTAGAAAGAATCCCATCCCATGTCCTCGGTCTACTATAACTTCGGAAGACTGTAGTCCACCTTGTCCGTAGTGAGCACCATAGGTTGAATCAATGTACGTTTGGAGCTCTTCAATAAGAGCCCCTTCGTTGAATTTATAATTTGGTTTAGAAGTTGACTTCATTGTTTTCCTCGGTTGTTGGCTCATCAAAGGTTACACCTTGGTCAACCTTAGTGTAGAGATCCAAGAAGGCCAGTTTAGTATCATCATCAAACCTTGCGATACATAGGTCGATTGACTTCATCTTGTCTTTAAAGATGGAGAAGGTCTGAACAATGTGACACAACCTTCTGGTTGAAATAACTTCGTCTACACCATCATCATAGAAAGTCTTTCTGATGATATCTGCCCAATGTACTAGGTTCTCTGCAAATAAATCATCTACCAAGTCAAACTTTTCCATATGTTTGATTACGATTTTCTTTTCAACTGAAACCGAAGGGAACTGTTGGTCAACAGCAACTGTAAACCTCTCCAAGAATGCATCATCAATGATAGATGCCGCTGTGAATCTGCCGTCCTCAGAACCTTTACCTTTGGTATTGGCTGTGGCTATAACATTGAATCCAGGTGCCGGAGTAATTGTTTCACCTGTTTTCTTAACGAGTACAGGTTTACCTTCAAGTATACCTTGAAGACACATAATTTTATTTGTAGCTCTATCAATTTCATCGAGAAGAAGGATTGCACCATTCTCCATTGCCTTAAGTACCGGCCCTTTTGAAAAGACAGTCTCGCCGTTAATAAGTCTAAATCCACCAAGTAAATCATCCTCGTCTGTTTCTGGGTTAATTTGAACCCTAATAAATTCTCTGTTTAATTTAGCGGCCGCTTGTTCGACCATGAATGTCTTACCGTTACCAGATAATCCAGATATGTATACTGGATAGAACATCTCGGATTTGATAATCTTAGTGACGTCAGTAAATGCACCCCATGGTACAAATGTTGGGTCAATCTTTGCAAATGATTTCTCATCGTTTACTATTGATTGCATCTGAGCAGCTGCAACTGGAGCTGATTCCATAGTGTTTACTACCTCTGTGCTCATAGTAGGTTTCAGTGTTTCTATGGCTGATGTTAAGTCATAGGTGCCAATTTTTACCCTATTCTCTCCGTCAATGAGAGGATAGAAGTCTGGGCCTCTATAGCCCATAGACTTGGCTGTATCCACGATCACATTCTTCCTGAATTGTGTCTGGTCTGGATATGATGTCATTAGTTGTTTGACAATGTTTTGGGTTGATATTTTCGCTTTATTCATAATTTAGTCCTTATCATATTATTTAATATGTGTATATTATACTACGGCCGGCGTAGTTTGTCAACACTTTTTTGCAATTAATTGCATGTTTTTTAGAATATTTTATTATATACATATACTCCTTTATAACTATGCAACTGCCTTACCAAACTTAGTCATTAAGACTTTGTTTAGTTTTTTACTCTTTGCGTACTTCTTAAACGCTGTTCTGATGTTTGCATTAGAGGCGTCATCTTTTACAGAGAAGTCATCTTCCTGCGTATCAAGGTTACTACCGCCTTTTACTAGGTAGTATTCGCTGTAACCTAGGGCATTTTCTACCGATACACACTTGTTCTTTCTGTATTCTTTATTGGCATCAAGCTTGTACTGTTCTGACGGCTTATTCTTTTCCTGTGCCAAGAGCCATAGTCTATGTCTCCAGTCACTGTTATCATTGGCCATGAAGAATCCGATATTATTCGTGTTGTACTTCTTGGTCATGTTATTAAGAAGAGCTTTAGTAACTGACCTAGACCCTGTAGGTGTCTTGATCATAGTACCATCTACCTGAAAGACCGCATTGGATCTGTCAGGGAATACGTCTTGTCTCTGGTATGAGGATATTCTATTGGCATCTCCATCGGTAAAGGTGATGAAATTCATTTTTTCAACACCGTGTTTGGCCTTGAATTTCTTAACAAGGTGTGATGATACTACCAAGGCTTGATTGAGAGGAGTTGAACCCCATTCTTCATACCTACATAGGTCACCCCATGAAGCCCTACTAGTTGCTCTTTGGTGCATGTGAGCCATGGAATCCATGAAGTCACTCTTGTTTAAACTTGAAGAACAAATGTTTGGCATTGATAAATCATCAAGCTCTAAAACGCCTGGGTTCTCTCTCTGCCATTCAAAACCCACATCCCTATTGGTAGAAGTAAAACCGTAAACATCGAATGGGATGTTGGTCGCTTTACAAAACATTACCAAGTGCATGACTTGATCCATAACTTGAGGCATCGATCCGGACATTGATCCGGACATATCAATCAAAAGAATCATGCCGTGGTTCTTGGCATTGGCCAAGTTAGTAGCTGTTAGAAAGATGTCCTCATTAGTCTTATAAGACCAAAGTTTGTTAACATCAATAGTACCAGTTTTAGCTGAAGTAGCTCTACTATATTGATATGCCGCCTTTCTCATTTCAAACTCTTTTACTGCAGACTGAACATTTTTCTTTAGTGTCTTCATGTAAGGTTTGAATTGATTATCATTTATTTTACTGTATATATCTCTTGGGTATTTTTCTTCATGTTCTTTTCTAGCCTGTTTGAGTTTGGCATAATCAATGACAACTTTACTTAGAGCATCTTTATTAACATCTCCGATAAACACTGGTTGTTTATCATCACCCATGGTTAGAGTTTTCTCATTAGCTCTGAACGCAGCATCTGTGATAGAATAATCATCTTGACTATGTATTGGCTCTTCAGGGTTTACGGCAGCTTCTTCTGTATCTTCTGTGTCTTCTGACTCTGAATCATCGGCTGGATTGTTGTCTCCGCTTTGTCCTGAATCATCTTCCATGTCCTCTGCCGATTCCTCTGCGTCGTCATGGCCGTCTGATTCCGACATTTCTGGTTCATTCGGTTCATCTGACTGTGAGTCCTCTTGTTGTGGTTCAGGTTTTTGGATTAGTTCCTCTTGGTTCTCTTTAGTCCAAGTTAGGATATCCCTGACTAGGTCAAGTACTTCATCAAAGGATTGTGTATTTAGTGATCTTTGCAGATAGACATTTTCTTCAGGAGTGAATGGTACTTCAAGCTTAGAACCGAGTTTGGTTTTAAGATTGATTTTGTCTATCAGTTTTACTTCATCCCAGTTGACATCATCAAGAGGTCCGAAGAACTCTTTCTTAAGCAACTGTTCGTAGCCTCTATTAAATGAACCTACAAGGCCTGGGTATCTGGTCTGAATCTTTCTTTCAATTCTGGCATCTTCAATAACATTGATGTAAGACCTAGGGCAACCCTTGAGCTTTTCTGGACTGTCGTGCCATCCTTCAAATGGGGTCTCTAGTGCGTGACCAACTTCATGGCCAACAAATAGGTCATATACATCTTTATGCATATCATCCCATAGGGGTAAACCCAAGACTCTGTTTTTGATATCAAACCATGCAGTCTTAAAGTTACCATGTCTTATGGTAACATTCTCTTTTGCGAGTAATTTTGGTAATAGTGATTTGTTCATATCCACTCCTTATTTTGAATATGTGTATATTATATCACTTTTAAGAGGTGCTGTAAACACCTTAGCGCGAAATAAGTACGCCTAATTGCATTTTTTTAAGAATATTTTATTATATACTTATAACTAAATGGAATATACTAGCGTATTTTGCTGAAGTTTTTATGCTTGAAGAACTCGATCTTTGATCTGAATTTGTTCTCTAGCACATCACCTTTATGTGATATAATAAAGACATTAGAATCATCATCTAGCGTGCTGAGAATCTTTGTTAGGTTCTCTACACCATCTACATCCAAACTAGAGTCAAATGTTTCATCCAGAATCAGCAGATTAGTACTGGCTGAATTCTTCATCTTAGCTATCTGTCTCCAAGTAAATAATAGTGATAGGTCAATACGCTGCTTCTCACCTTCAGAAAATGATGCATAATTAAATGAATCTCTGTGTCGTGATCTAATAGTCTCGTTAAAGTTCTCATCCAAATGAAATGCAACAAAGAAGTCAAGAATCTGTAGATAGTTATTAATCAGTCTGTTCATTACAGGTAGGTACTGTTTAATGACTTTGGTCTTAATACCAGTATCTTTTAACATCTCTCCAATAACTTCATTATATGTTCTTTCTTCTACATACTGTAGCTTTTTATCTGTGGCAGATTCTTTGGAATCCCTTAGTACATTCAGCTCTTCTTTGGCGCCTTTAAGGTCACCAGTCTGGCCGGATAGTCCATTAATCTGTTTTTGGACTTTATCTACCTCTCTTTGGATTACTGATATCTTATCATTGTTTGAATTAATTCTCTGCTGTCTTAATCTTAGCTCATTAAGTTTGTTCTTAATTTCTTGGCCTTCTCTCTCAGCTATGGCTACTTCTTTTTGAATATTATGGATATCACATTGAACTTCTGCAGCATTCTTTTTAATATCACCAAGTTTTGAATGTTTAATTTCTGCATTAATCTCTTGTTCACAAGTTGGACAGTTATCGTTGTCTTCAAAGAATCTTGCATCTTTTACTAAGGACTTGATCTTACTATTGTTCTGTGTCTGGGCCGCTTTAATATCTGACATTCTATCCAAGAATGTGCTATGTGACTTCTCTTCAGCCTGTAGTAAAGTTGTTAGGTTCTTACCAACGGATTTAGAATCGTCAAATAGAGTGTTAATTTCTGTCTTATGGTCTTCAATGGTCTGGCGCTTTTGTTCTATCATATCCTTATTAATAGACTGCAGATCTTTGATATACTTCTCTTGCGATTCCATCTTGGTCTTATATAAATCAATGCTATGATTAATTTCAGTAAGCTCATCTTTAATCTTAGAGTTTCTTTCTTTTAAAAGCATATTCATCTTTGAGAATATTTGAATATCCAGTAGGTCTTCAATAACTGCTCTACGGCTCCACGCTGGTAGTTGCATAAATGGTATAAAGGAACTACTACCCAATACAACTACTTGGTGGAAAGACTTATGATTGAGCTTGAGAATATTAGTTTCTAAGAATTTTTGAAAATCTCTGGCATTAGATGCCTGATTAATCATATTACCATTCTGCCAAATCTCAAATCTATTAGGTTTAATACCACGAACGATTCTAAATTCTGCATTACCGATATTAAACTCTACTTCTACTACAGCTTTCTTACCGTTGATAGAATTAATTAGTTGGTACTTACCTATATCTCTATGAGGTTTACCAAAGAGTCCAAAAGATATTGCATCTAGTAGAGTAGATTTACCTGCTCCATTCTGGCCTACAATTAGTGTGGTGGGTGATCGGTCTAGTTTTACTTCAATGAATTCGTCGCCAGTGGATAGAAAATTCTTCCACTTACATGATTTAAAATGTATCATACTACCTCTAGGTTTTGTGCTTCAGTATATAGTTTTCTCAATTCAACCTTGATGTGATCTTTATCAAGTTCGGTCTCTACAGCTTCAACATAGGAATCAAGAAGTTCTGTAGTATCTTCTAGGGATATTTTCTCGTCGTCAACGCTTTCTCCCAAATACTCTTCAAATGATTCTGCAATCTTTAGCTCATAGGTTTCAATAGATTGTAGCTTATCAACAAACTTATCGAACATATACAAGTCATTCTTATTTATAACAATAAGCTTGATGAACTTTTTAGAGTACTCTGAGACATCTACATCATTATAATCAGTCTTAGTATCATCATACACAATCTTCTTAAACATAGTAATAGGGTTACGGACTGGAGTAATCTCTCTGGTCTCCGTATCTAATATATGGAAGTACTTAGGGTCATCAACATCTGCCCAGGTGAATTCCATTTGAGATCCTAGATATGATACATTACCCTGACTTGATCTAGTATGGAAATGACCAGAGATTACCTGTTCAAACCTAGAGAAGATATCTGCATTCATACCGTGTGGATTCGGAACACCAGCCAATAAATCAAAACCTTTTAACTCTAAATGAGCTCCAAGAATAGGAGCTTTACAATTCATAGCAAAATCAATATACTCTTCATAGTTTGCATTATTTATCCAAGGGATAACTGCAACACCTAAACCGTCATAATCTAACACAGTAGGTTTCATTATGATATTTACATTACTAGTAAAGTATCCAAGAAGTTCTTTAAGGGAACATAGTTCGTTGGTGTTCTTATAAAAGACATCATGGTTACCAGGAATGATATCCATAGTAATGCCCATGTCACGCATAGGCTCGAGGAAATGCTTACGATTGGCATTGAGAGCCTTAAAGTTAACAAACTTTCGGTGTTCATAGTAATCACCTAAGTGTAAGATATTCTTTATATTGTGTTCTTTTAAGTACGGAAAGAATACCTCTGTATAAAATCGGTCTTGGTACTGTAGAAAAATATCCGATGAATTTCTTGTACCACAATGTGTGTCGTTTAATATTGCTACTTTCATTTAATTATATGCCTCAATACAAAGGGATTCTTTATCACTAAAACTATACCCTATTGCTTTCATAAATCCTTCTAATACTTCTACCATATCATCACGTGATAAATCTTTCTGCATCACATCAATAGTGACACGAGTATTGACAGACGTGTCGTGTTCATATGGATTACATATTAGTTGTATGTACGGTTTATCCGTAGGTTTATTATATCCCATTAAATTCATATTATTATACCATAAATAATTCTAGTTTTTCACGTTCTTTTTCTTCTTTGGCGAATTCTTTAATCTTCTCGTCCTTCACCTTAATCTGGTCGATTCTTTGTCTTAAAGTATCAACATACTGGAGAGTCTGTTCTGCACCGGCATCGTCCATACCCATAGCTACGAAATCTTCAATACCACATTTCTCAATATACCTAAACTTAATGTCCTGTTGTTTCTTTTCTTTAGTTATTCGCCTAATAAAGGCGAAATAGCATATCTGTGTAAAGTAGGAGAAAGCATTAGGTTTACCAGTTCTAGTGGCCGCTTCTATATTATAGTTACCTATGGCTCGTAAACAGTTCTCTACAGCATCCATGACCATTTCTTCTCGGTAAGTATATCTTACAAAGTTTGGTCTATGAGAAAGGCCTTCAGCAATCTTAATAAAACATGTTGCAATGTAGTTAGTCACTATAGGCATTTCGGTATCGTTTGTCCGTGCTTGTAGTGCTTCCTTTGCATAGTCATATACTGCTTCAGAGAAGTCTCTGTTATTCACATAGTGTGGTTTTTCTTTCGGTTTTAGTTTAGCCATGAGTGGGTTTCCTCCATAATATGTATATTATAACACATTTTTATTCAAAAGTAAAGTGTTATTTAATTTAAAATAATTGCAGAAAAGTGTTGACAAATACGTGTAAATGGTATATAATATATAAGTCAACCGGGGGGTTAGAGGTATACTACAATTAATGTATGGTGTCTTCTGGTACTGCTTCATAGTCTTCATCACTTATTTCATCTTCTACTTCAAATCTATCTACTATCTGTTCTGTTATCTTATTTAATATGGAAGTTTGACTCTCCGGAGGCTCGAAGGCCATTCTGGCCGAGAGTGCATACTTGACATACTCTTTCTTCATTTCATTTATGACACTAGAATTACCAATAATATTATGTTTATCAATAGTGTATCTTTTCTGATCCGAGAATGGGAACCAAGGCGAGAACTGATATCCACCAACCATTGTGCTGTAGATCGCAACGGGTCTTTCTAGTAGGTAATTATCATTATTATCACTACTAACCAAGGCAATGATATTATCACCATTAATTAGTTTAAAGTTTCTTATGTTTAATTCTTCCATATTATATATTTATATCGTAAACTTTGTAGTCAAATTTTTCTTTAGAGTATATTTTAATGCGCTCTGCAGCATGAACCAAGGTGTAGTTCTTCTTACTCTTCCAATGTAAATCATCTGCAATATCATATACTTTAGTATTTATACCATCAGCTGACTTTCTGAGCCCGCGCCCTATACTTTGTAGAACCCTAATCTGACTCTTACTTGGTGAAGCGAATATAATATTATGAAGGCGCTTGATATTAATACCAGTAGAGAAAGTACCCATACTCGCCACAATAATTGCATCATCCTGCCCCTCGGTAATAGCTCTAACATTCTCTCTATCATCAACACCTGTCTCCCCACTTACATAAAACAGACTTCGGTCAGTATCTTTTAATTTATTTCTTAATATGTCGTGTAGAGGTTTTCCGTGTTTATCGACATATTGAAATAATATAAGTGTATTACCAACACTATCAATGGCTAGATTTGAGATAAAGTTATTTCTTGGTTCATACTTAACTATGAAATCCATCTCAGCTTGATAGTCTCTCTTAACCTTACAGTGTTCATCAGCATATTTTAGTAGTAGTATATTAATATCTAACTTAGCTAAATCATCATTATCCATTAACTTTTTAGTAGTGGTTACTTTATGAACTGGGCCGAATAGACCTTCTAAAACTAATTGATGTGTCTGTGTTCCATCCAAAGTACCAGTAGTACCCATACGAAACTTACATTCCGTGCATTTCTCTAAAATAGCTGTAAGTGATTTGGCCTTGAATGAATGAGCTTCATCACCGATTACCATACCAAAATTCTG